AATATCAGCATTGGGATCAAGGTTCAAAGCTGGTGGTGAAGCACGGGGCAATTACCAAACGTGATGACGGATCAATCAAAGCAAGTCCATTTTTAAAACTGCAAAGAGACGCAAGCTTTCAGATGACTAACATCCGGCGCGACATTATCCGCAATTGTGCAGACAGTTACGACAAAATGTTCAAAGCCGGTGTGTTGTTGGGCATGACACCAAGCTCCCGGTCGTCAATGAGAGTACAACCTGCTAAAACAGTCGATGAAGCTGATGAATTTTTGAATGCAAGGACACAATAACAGATGGCCGGTTTAACCGCAGCAGACGTAAAAAGAATCGAATCTATCGCCACAGGCTACATCAATGACGTGTTGTCCGGGAAGATTACCGCCGGGCGTTTCGTAAAAATGGCGGTACAGCGACACGTTGACGATCTCAAGTATGGGCCGGGCCGGGGCCTTGTCTTCAAACCAGAGATGGCGGCGCGGGCTATTAAGTTTTTTTCTTATCTGCGATTGTGGAAAGGTAGTGAATACAAAGGCAAAGAGTACATACTCGCTCCACACATGATGTTTATTACTTGGGTGATGATGGGATGGTATCGTACATCAGACGGGAAAAGGCGTTTCAGGAAAAGCTATATCGAAATGGCGCGGAAGGGATCTAAAAGTTCATACGCCGGTGCGCTGATGGCATACTTCTTTATAGCCGATGGCGAGGCAGCTTCTGAATGCTTTGCGGCTGCGGTGACCCGTGATCAGGCTAAACTTGTGTGGACAAATGTTGTCAATCTAACGAAACAATCTATATTCGCAAAGCGAATCACTTATTTTTCGCATAACATTTCAATACTGGAAACAAACTCCAAGTGTGAACCATTATCTTCCGATGCAAAAAGCCTCGACGGGCTTGACATACATTTTGCCAGCCTCGACGAGCTACACGCGCACCCGACAAGACAAGTCCATGATCTCATCAGTGATGCTATCGGCGCTCGTTCACAGCCGATGATTGCTATCATAACGACGGCAGGCTTTAACCAAACTGGTATCTGCTACGAGACAAGAGATTATATCGCAACGATCCTGAAAGGGGTTGGGATTCCAGATGGTTTCAACGATGATTCGATATTCGGGATCATCTATACTCTTGATACGAAAAAAGACTGGCCGGATCTGCGTGAATCGAAAGAAGACTTGCAACCGGGGGAACAACATGAGGATGACTGGACAAATGAGGATGTCTGGGTAAAAGCGGCTCCTGGTCTCCTTGGTATCAGCGAATCAGGTAAAAGATACGGGCTTGATGCTGATGGTATTGCAATCCCAGGCTACATGACGAAATTAGAGGACATGCGGGATAAGGCACGGGTAGCAATGCAAGTGCCTTCTGCACAGAACAATTTTCTTACGAAACGGCTTTCGATATGGACACAACAAGAAAACCGATGGCTTGACCTTGCGCTTTGGGATCAAAACAACATCCGTCCTGTGACAGAGGAAACATGCCGGGGCCGTCTATGCTACGGCGGCATTGACTTATCCGCTATATCAGATATGACAGTATGGGTGATGCTGTTCCCTGATGAACAAGATAAAGACCTTATGGACATCCTGATTAGGGTATGGTGTCCGGAGGCGCGACTGCATGATACCAAAAATAAATACAGGGAACAATATCAGACATGGGCAAAGCAGGGATATTTGACGGTTACGGACGGCGATGCTTTGGATTATGATCTTGTGCGCGGTAAAATAGCCGGTTATACCGACAAAGACGGAAACTATATCCAAGGCGACAAAGACCGCTTCAACATCGAGTCAATGAGTGTTGACCGGGGATTCCAAGGGTACGAATTCAGCCAAAAACTTGACAGAGATTTAGGCGGTACTGAAAAGAAAGAAAAAGTCATAGCCTGCGGTATGGGATGGCTCTCCATGAACGGGCCATGCCAGGAACTCGAACGGCTTCTATTATTGAAGAAACTGAATCATGGCGGGAATCCTATATTGAGATGGATGGCTGATAATGTATCAGTCAAGGTCAATCCAACAGGCGGCGGAAAGTCGCCTAATAAAGCGAGTTCGCAAGGGAAGATAGATGGCATAGTCGGCACCCTGCTTGCTCTGGATCGTAAATTGAGAATGCCGGAAATTATCGGTTCAGGATACGAAGCGAATGACGCTGAAATCATGGTTTTTTAAAGAAAGGCTACGCAATGACTGAACGATATTGGGAAGCAAATAACGTCCCTGATGTACTATTGGACTGGGTAGATGAGAATGTAGTAGCAGCGATTAAAGATTTCTGGGAGGTCGAAAATATTAATAGCTGGGTTGATATTAAAGCAGATCGGCTTGTTTTGGTTGTCGCTGGCCCAGAAAAGCCTATAAATGAAGATACTGGATATGAAGACATATATACGCATACATTTGATCTAATTGATGAGATAACCGTGTATAGTAAGCCATACGCAGACATCGGTGGCCCGTGCTGTGATGAACACAAGATTGACATGATCGAGCGTGCTACCGCACTTAAAAAGCTGGCAGATGAAATCGCAAAATTGGCAGCAGATGCTTATAATGAGGCTATCCATTGATTATACTGAATAGAAAAGAATGGTACAGACCGGATGAGATAGCTCATCTTTTCGATGTAACACGGAAAACAGTCTATTTATGGATCAGTTCTGAGAAAATAAAAGCTGTCAAGGTTTGTGGTTCATTACGGATACATAGAACGGTAGTTGAAAAAATGCCAAAAGATATTTATGAATAAAATGTAACAATATCTAACATCCTTCCTGTACTCTTAAAAAATCCTCGTTTAAAATCGCCTATCTATTAAACTCCATTGATAGGCGGTAAATATCTTCCAAAAAATCAAACATTTCCTTTCTTTATCTTCCGAATCCGTCAAAAGCGGATTTGACATCAGAGATATTTTCATTTTTGGTGGCATGGGTATGCTCTTCTATGGCCTAAATTTGCACTGGCCTTGGATAGCCTTTGCCGTGTGTGGGTCGCTGTTAATAATCATGGGGTATCTCATGCGAGGCAAAGAATAAAAAATGGGTATTCTATCACGCATGATTAGACCAAAGGCAGCTATGGGTGGAAATCCATACATCGAACAAATGCTCACGTCTATATATGGTGGGATGAGTTCATCATCTGGTGTTTCTGTCAATTCCGATTCAGCTATGCGTCAAATGACAGTCTATGCCTGTGTTAAGATACTCTCTCAGTCGATAGCTCAAATGCCTTGCCATTTGATGGAAGATTATAACGGCCTTAAAAATAAAGCTAACAATCATAATATCTACCGGATTCTGCATGACCAACCTAATGTATGGCAAACTGCGCCTGAATTTTGGGGGATGGCTGTTGCTCATATCTCTTTACGTGGAGACTTCATTGCATTTAAGCCAAGCACTGGCGGCAAAATTCAATCATTACTGCCAATATCACCGGGTAGAATCAGAGAGATAAAGCAGAATACTGATTATAGTCTGACTTACAAAATAGCATCGAATGATGGTGATATAAAAGAATTCCCACAAGATCAAATATTTCATATCCGTGGTTTAACGCTGGACGGTATATCAGGTGTCAATCCCATAGAACACGCGCGCGAATCAATCGGAATGGCGTTAGCAAGTGAAAAGTTTCTTTCAAAATGGTTCGGGAAAGGAATGCACCCAGGCGCTATACTGAAACATCCATTGACGTTAAGCGCACAGGCTCATTCTAATATCAAAAAGAATTTCAAGGAAAAATACGCTGGACTTGGTAACAGTCATGATTTTATGGTTCTTGATGAAGGCATGGGGATTGAATTCCCTCCGATTAAATTAGTCGATGCACAATTCCTTGAACTGAACAAACTTACACAGGCACAGATTGCAGGGATATTCAGAGTTCCGTTGATGTTGCTGCAAGCGGGTGATAATCCGACTACTTTTGCCAGTGCTGAACAATTCATGCTTGCGTTTGTCACTCATGCACTAACTCCGATTGTCGTCAATATTGAGAAAGCTATTTATAGGGATTTGCTCACAAAAGAAGAACAGAGCAGATATTATGCTAAATTCTCGATGGCCGGGCTTCTAAGAGGCGATATGGCCACGAGGTTTGCTGCGTATCAGACAGGTATAAACGCTTGTTTTCTTTCCCCAAATGAAGTTCGTAGTTTTGAAGAAATGAATAATTATGAGGGTGGGGACTCTTACGAGACAAGGACAAGCACAGTGAAACAAGACAATAATACAAAAGATACCGGAACAAATCCTGAACAGAATAAAGGATCAGGCAAATGAAATTATCATATCGAAACGAAAAAAATGCAAGATTCATATCGAACTATTACAATATCCCACTTGAAAATAAAGACTGGTTTAAAGTCGAAAATTCAACAGATGATGAATCAGAAATTTTAATCTACTCGTATATTGGCTGGCCTTTTAATGATTCGGGTGAGTTTATCCGTGCTATTTCCAGCATGAAACAGAAAAGAATACTCGTTAGGATCAATAGTGTTGGTGGCGACGTATTTGAAGCAAATGCCATTCATAATGCGATTAAAGACCATCCATCAAAGCCGATAACACGCATAGAATCGCTGGCTGCATCTGCCGCTTCTTACATTGCATTAGCAGGTAAAGAAAAGCAGGCATATAAAAACACAATGATCATGATACATGAGCCTATGGTCGGTATGTGTGGTAATCAGCATGAGTTTCGAGAAGTCGCTGATATACTTGCACAGATCAATGAAAACATGGTGGATATGTATGTTGATAATACCAGTTTAGGGAAAAAAGAAATCCGTGGAATGTTGGAAGCAGAAACGTGGATGAACGCAAAAACGGCGAAAGAAAAAGGCTTCATTGATACGATTATCGAAGCAGGGAAGCCGGTGAAAGCAGAATTCGATTTATCCATTTTTGCGAATATTCCAGATGAACTCAAATCCGAACAAATACCTAAGACGGAACCAGATATAAGAAGCACCGAAAGGCTCCTGCGCGACGTAGGCGGTTTTTCTAAGAATAGGGCTAAGGCTATACTGGCGCGAGGCTGGCAAGCTGAAGGCGATAGTTACGAAGAAATCACTGATAAAATAAATAAAATCACTAATTTATTGAGGGGTTAAGAATATGGAACAATTAAAAAAGTCCGTTGAGACTATGTTGGCAACATTCGAGACTTTCAAATCCGAAAATGACAAATTTAAGTCGGAAATGGAAAAAGGCCGGACAGATCCGGTGCTTGCTGAGAAAGTCGATAAGATCAATGCTGCAATAACCGATGAAAGCAAGCAGATTGCTACGCTGAAATCACAGGTAGAAGCAGTTGAAAAGGCTCAGGCTATCGCACAGTTTCCTGGCGGTAGTTTATCCACGAGGGACAAGTCAAAAGTCGAGCATAAAGCCGCTTTTGACAAGTGGTTCAGAAAAGGCATTGATGATAATCTACATGCACTTTCCGTGCAGGCTTCTGCCTCTACGTTGTCCGATCCTGATGGTGGTTTTACTGTGCCGGAAGAAGTTGACGCGGCTATCGACAGGGTTGCAATGACAGTATCAGCTATGAGACGGCTCTGTTCAGTTCGGTCTATCACCACAGACACATATCGTAAACTGGTTAATGTTGGTGGCGCGACTTCGGGGTGGGTAGCAGAGAAAGGCACACGCGCTGAGACTGACACACCAACTCTGAAAGAAATCGCTATCAACACCAAAGAGATTTACGCAATGCCTGCCGCAACTCAAGCACTGCTTGACGATAGCGCGGTTGATATTGCGGGATGGTTGGCTGATGAAGTGTCAATCGAATTCAATGAGCAAGAAGCTGATGCTTTTATTCGTGGGAACGGCGTAGAGAAACCGAAAGGAATCTCGGCTTATACTATGGTTGCCAATGCTTCATATTCATGGGGTAAGGTCGGTTATATCGCCGGTGGGCATGCTTCGCTGTTGAACGATATGGACAAAATCATCGACATCCAACACGCGCTGAAAGCCGTTTACAGAAATGGCGCTTCGTGGCTCATGAATGATTTGACTCTTGCGACTATCCGAAAATTCAAGGACGGCGACGGGGTTTATATCTGGCGCCCAGGTCTCGATGCAGGCGCACCTGATACGATACTGGGCAAGCCGGTAGAAATCGACGATAACGTTGACAGTATTGGCGCTGGTAAATTTCCGGTCTTTTTTGGTAACTTCAAACGGGCGTATTTGATTATCGACAGGCTTGGCACCAGGGTTTTGCGTGATCCGTACACTTCCAAACCTTTCGTGTTGTTCTACACGACCAAAAGAATTGGCGGTGGGTTGGTCATGCCAGAGGCTATGAAAGTGCTGAAAATTGCAGCAAGTTAAATAATTGGCGGAGAAATCCGCCATAAATCATAAGGAGTATAGACTATGAAAGATTTATATAGCCATATTAGCATTAAGCAGGCGCTTGCACCTATTTTGGTTCTCGATGCTACTGTTCCTGCGGCTGTTGAGGTTGACCTCGCTGGATGTAATTCCGCTGTTATCGAGATATCGAATGCTGCAAAACCTGTAGGCGATACCGGGACTATCACTCTTGCAATCACACATGCAGATGATACAGGCGCTGGGGTTGCAGGTTCTTACACTGACGTAGCTGCAAAGGATATTCTGGGCGCTACACCGGCTTCTGGAGTAGTATTCACACTCGCTACAGCTCTCCAGGTAGCGGCTGTCACTAAAGTTGGATACGTCGGCGGAAAGAGATTTATCAAGTTGACGATTGCAGAAGCTGATGCAAACTCGACGGGTACAATCATCGGGATCAATGTTATCAAGAGCCACCTTTTGGACGTACCGGCGATTTAATCAGGTCTTTAATGACTACTCGGAGCGGTTAAACCCGCTTCGGGGCAACCACTGATAAAAAGGAATAATAAAATGAGTTATCAACCAAAAGTTTATAAAAAACCTGGTGGGGATGAGATTGTAGTTGCCGATGGTGGAAAAATTACAATTGAAAGCGGCGGATCTATAGTTTCTGAGTCCGGTGCGGTCATGACACTCCCAGATATATCGCTCGAAGTCGGTGATATGGCACTTGCAACAGGGAGTTTGATTATCGGTGTTGCAGGAAAAGCCACTTCGATTGATGCAAAATCAGATGGAAAGATTTTAATCGGAAACGGCACAACGGCGGCTATGCAAACCATTGGAACAGATGCAACCATTTCAAACACGGGCGCACTTACGATTGCAGCTAACTCAATTACTACAGGCAAGATTTTAAATGCTGCTGTTACATCTGCCAAACTTGCTAATGGTGCTGGCGTAGCTGCTTTACTTACGGCTGGCCTCGGTGGGTCGGTATCAGTTACAAAGACAGACGCTGCAACTACGACAATCGTCGCTGCAAATGCCGGAAAGGATAGGGCATGTATTGTACTGGTAACTGTTGACGAAACGTACGCCGTTGGGACTGGAACATTACCAACTGTAAAAATTGGTGAAGATAACACCATCGAAAAGTGTATGGCCGCAACTGTACTTGATACAGAAGTATCGGGGACTGTGCTGGTGTTCGCTTTCACGAATTTAGCCACCAAGAAAATTATTGTCACCACAACAGCAGCTATCGGTAACTCAACAGGCGGATGTAGTATTACCGTTTTGGCTATACCGACAACTTAATATCTAACGGGCGGATAAACTCCGCCTAAAGGATACCAAATATGGCTATTGCTATAACGACACCATCTCACGGGCCATGTGCCGGAGATTGTTTCATAGTCAATGCAACATCCTCAGACGCTTCCGGCTGTGAGGAACTTAAAGCGGCTCCTGCTGCTGGCAAATCTATAATCATTGATCGACTAACCATAAATAATGGCGCAAACGCAATATCTATCACCATTGGAGAAGGCGAAACGACACCAGGTTCAGCGGATTCGGTACTTATCGGGCCGATTGCAATGGCGGCGAACAGTTCTATTCAGTGGGATTTTGGCAGAGTTGGAGGAATGGCATTGACAGCGGCGAAATCGCTTGTGGTTGATGCTTCCGGAGCTGGTGCAATCTGTGTCTTTGCAATGGGACGAATCGAATGATTATAAGCCAATATGTTGCGCCGATATCTGAACCAGTATCATTACAATCTTTAAAACTCCATTTAAAAATCGACAGTGGAACGCTGGCGGATAACCTATCAGAGATTCAAAGCATATCTCCGGGCAGTCACGCTGTAACCGTTGGATATGTGCTTGTGGGCGCGGCTGTTGCTGTAATATCTGATACCGCTATGGTGATGATCCAGTCCGGGACTAACGGCGCAACCGGAACAGTTGACGTTAAAATTCAGGAATCTGATACCGGTGCAGCTCCTTGGACAGACTGGACGGGTGGGGCATTCACTCAGATAACCACAACGAACGATAATGCTACGTTTGAAAAGGAATATACCGGCACAAAGGCATATATCCGAACGATAGCTCAGGTGCTTTTAGCGGCGTGTGAGTTTGGTACAACGATTATTCAGTATGCGCCTACGAGTGCGGAAGATTCGCTGTTGACAACTGTTTTGGCGGCGGCTCGGCAACACATTGAAAATATCACCGGTCGGCAAATCATGGCTGCTACTTGGGATTATAGTTTACAGCATTGGCCGCATGGTAATTCAATCAAACTGCCTTATGGCAATTTGCAAAGTGTTTCTTTTGTAAAATATACCGATTCCTCTGGAACCATAACGACTTTGACAGCAGTCACAGATTATGAGGTGGTTGCAAACGGCGAGCAATGCGGAAAGGTTGCTCTGCCTTACGGATGTTCGTGGCCTTTAGCAACTCTTCATCCTGAAAATCCCATTGTTATCCGGTATGTGTGCGGTTACGCATCGGCGGCGGTTGTTCCTGAAATGCTCCAGGTTGCGATAAAATTTGCGGCTCAGAATATGTGGAGGCACGGCGGGGATGATAAGTCTATCGGTAATTTGATTGAAAATTTGACGTATAATTACAGGTTAC